AACCGCCCATCGCGCCAATCACTCCGGCAGGTGTTGAACCGGCAGGCAAGTTCATGCTTGCTAATAGTTTTTTAAGTAACTCAATTTGTTTAAGCAATAAGTCAATTTCGTCTGACCATCCGCTAAACGGATAAAGCGCTCTCGGTAGTTTGGCAATAGCGTCGGCAAGGTTAGTGGTTTGTAATTGTGATTTAAATAACTCAGTTGCCAGTCTTTGCGCTTCGGTTGCATTCTCTTGCAATAAAGCCATTTGTAAAGATAATCTTAATTTCTCTTGGTCTGTTATCTTGTTTTGCAATGCTGCATAAATCTGAATTTGATCCATGTCAAAGATTGCGCCGGCTTGCTCAAGTTTTTTTCGATCAGCCTCAATTTTCTTTTGCTCGGCGATTAAAGCCTTTTCTTTAGCAATGGCTGCTTGTCGTAGTCTTAACTGTCTTGCAGCCTCTTTCTGTAATTTCTTTTCCTCTTTTTGTAATGCGGTGTAATCAAACTTCATAGCCATTGGGTCAAAAGGTTTATCGAAGTTTAATTTATAATTCATGGTGTTTTTGTTTAACTTTAACAAATTATCTTGATCAAAAAGCCCTTTTGTAACTGCAACGAATCTACCGACGCTACCAATTAAACCTTGAAGTTTGTTGCTTATGTTGTCAATGCTGCTACCGTATTTGTCAGGGTCTCCAAAAGCGTCATCAAGGGCAGCAACTAAAGCGCCTCCGATTTCCTCTCTTGCAGTCTCGGCTTTAGCGGTAAGAATAGCCATTTTGCCAGCAAAAGAGTCGGCTGCTAATGCGGCTTGACCGTTAAACTTTTTAGATAAATAAGTCGTAACCTTATCTAAATCCATTGTTTTTGCTTCGGCTGTTGTAAGTCCTATATTTAATTTAGCAATTGCGGTGTTCTCTCCAAGCGCCGCCTTGCTTAATGCCGCAGTAACTGAGGCTAAATCTTTTCCTGAACCGGCTGAGACATCTAAAGCAACTGAAAGTAATTCTTGGGCTTTTTTAGCGTCTAAAGTTGAATTAACTAATTGGGTGAATGCCGGTCTAAGTTGGTTGTCCAAAACGCCTGTTTGGTTTTGTAAGTTCTGAATAAAACTTGCGGTGCTTATTACTGCATAAGATTGCCCTAAGTTTTGTAATGTTTTAGATAGTGCGCCGGCTGCCTTATCGTCGGCAGCAAAAGCCTTGACCGCACCTTTTCCAAATTTTAAAGTTTGATAAGCACCAAAAGCAAGACCTAAAGCCTTTGCGGACTTAGTTAAAACATTAAGTGACTTGCTTGCAGCCTTCGCACCTTTGTCTTTGTAGGTGCTGATAATTGGGATTTCAATACCAGTTGCACTCATGCGGCAAGTCCAATCTTTCGTTTAATGCTTGAATTGAATTTTAAAATTGCGGTGTCTATTGCTTTAAAGGTTGCCTTTGTAACCTTGCCCTGATCTTTAGCAAAAGCGGCATAAAGTAAACGACCTTGGTTTTTTCTACCTCTGCCAATACTTTCTAATTTTGCTTCGTCGTTAATTGCTGTAACAAACTGATAACCGGCAAAAGGGTTATTGCTATTATAGTTTCGAGTTGCTCGGTTTCTTACCTTGCCTTTGTATTTGTAAGTACCTTCGAAACCCTGCACAAATGAATCACCGGCAACGCTTTGAATTGGTGAACGACCTTGAGGATTTTTACGACCTGCGGTCTCATAGATTGCGCCTGCGGCTGATCTGTTAAGCAATCGGTAAACATTAACAAAACCTGCATTATTACGGCGTGAGCGTCCTAAAGAGTATGCCAAACCTTTTCTAATTACATTTGGATTGTATTTAGGAAAGCCACGAACCTTGCCGGCAGTTCTTGAAACAACTTGTTTGCCTTGATCTTGCCAACCACTTAATCCAGTAATTTGATCAGGAACTTGACCTTGAGCCTCTTTAACAACTACACGCATTGCAGCGCGAATTTCTTTGTTCATTTCTTTGTAAAGGTCAGGCGCGAATTTCTTTAAGGCTTTTTGAACCTCAACGATACCTTTTACCTCTACTGGCATTTTCCACCTTTTTTGCTTTGTCTTTTATGTAAGCCAATGTTGCTAAAAACATTGATCTATCCATTTTTAAAAACTCTGAATGCGGTATTCCAGTTTCAACTGCTAGTGAAGCAATCAAATATGTAAAGTCATACCGCGTTACCCATTTGGGGAGTCGGCGTCCATGATTTCTACTTTTGCAAGTGTCTCAAGGTACTTATCCCCAAATAGAGGAACGGTAATTCCTGCGCGTCTTTCGGCTTCCCATGCTAACCAATAGACATCGCTTTGTCTTTCCTCATCCCTGAATCTCTTATGAAATCCAGTTTTGAAGTTTTGTTCGAATGCGTACTCAAGAGCAGGTGAAATTTCGTAATCTAAAACATCACCTGAAGCCTTGGTGACTCTGAGTTTAATCATTTAATCCCCTTAGAATGTACCTGTTGTTGCAACGGCAACAGCGCCGTTAATAGTAAAGGTTACATCCTGCATTCCAATATCTCCAACTCCGCCGTTAATGTCGGTGGTGTTATTTACTAAAATTGAGAATGTGTAAAGTGGGTTGGTTGCGCCAACGGAAGTTCCTTTTTCCTGTAATAGGACGCAGGTAACTGAAGTTCCCCATGCTGCTTGCAAGGTTGCAAGAACATTGGCTGCGGCGGTGTCATTTAGAAATGATATCGTCACGCTTGAGGCTTCCAAGCCCTTAACGAATTTGTGACCTGTGTCACCCATTGCGGTAACTTCAAGTTCATCGAATGTGCGGTTTAATGTGACGGCGGTCACATGGTCAGAAAGGTCAACGGAATTAACCTTTACGCCGACCTTGTTGTTTAGAAATACAGCCATTGGTTATTCCTCATCTTTCTTTGAGACTGGTTTTGGCTTATCTGTTTTTGCTACTTGCCCGACTTTTTCAAGCCAAGCCTTGTCCTCGGAAGGAACATCTATAATTTCGCTCATTGTTTAACTCCAACTTGTCATGATTGAGACGGACATATCGCTTGTAAGCATTTCACCGGCAACACCTGACAAAACAGTTGGTGCGGATACATTGCCAACACTTATTTTTAAAGTGGTTGAGGCTGCTAATTTATTAAACACTCCAACAACCATGCTTTCGATTCCATTTAGATTGCCTTGATTATCTAACATTGGAACGATCATTACTATTTTAAAATTAACCTTAGGTGCAACGCTTGAGTAAATGTTATTAGATGGTTCAATATAAGGGTCATCCGGTTGAACAATTACTGAGTTTGCAATTGGGGTGGCAGGTGGAAAGGCGAATACCTGCCACACCCCGGCGCTTTCAAGCGCCGTCGCAAGTGTTGACCTGAGAGTTGTAACGGCAACTGTCATTTAGCCAACCAAACTGTTTGGTGAAAGATGATTCGCAATGAGTCCTCGTATCCTCGCTGTCAGCGTGTTCCCCATGCGATATGGCGAAGGCTGGAAATCGGGAGAAATTCCTCCCGCGTTTGACGCTTGTCTTGCTTGCCAAATATCGACCGCAATCATGGCGCTACCTTGTCTAATCTCGGGAACAGTTGCATAATCAACATTGGTTGCCGCAGAAATTGTTCCGTAAGGTCTAACAACTCTTTTAGTTTCTGCTGAGACATGACTAATGGCATAAGATATTGAATACTCTGTTATTGCTGTTACTGTTTTGTTACCACCGTTATAATGTGCGGCTACATTTTCAACCGTTACTGTTTCGCCTAATTGTATATTATGTTTTTGATCTGTATAAAGAGTTGCTAAAGTAGTTGTACATTCTCTTGCAATTACATTGTAATCATTAAACCACAAATAGCCTTTGACTATATTTTCGGCAGCCTGACAGACTTCCTCAACAACTGAGTCTGAATATAAACTACCAATTCCAAGTAAAACCCTTAACTCAGCCTTGGTGATATATGTAGCCGCCAATTTATTAACCTTTCTTAAAGTAAAGGGGCGAAGGCTTCCAACGCCCCTTCACGCTTGATTCCTGTAAAGGAAAGTTTATGCAACCATCCACTTGTAAGCACCGGCAGCAACTTTGTTAGCGATTGCGCCATAGCCATAATAAGCAACTTGAATTTGTCCTGTTGAAATCAAATTGGTTTCTAGACGATACTTGCTTGACTCGTACCATGTGAAAGAGTCAGGGTTTAGAACGATCATTGAAGCGTCGCCTGTTCCTGATAAGTAGCGAGATACACGAAGGTTTAATCCACCAATGTTTCCGCGAACATTTGTTGGTGTCAGATTTCCTGAAGCGTTCTGAGGATTAATTGTTTGTGTAAATACTGCACGGTTTGAACCGTCAACTAATCCCATCAACGCACCCCATTGCTCAGGTGAAACAACGATATTTTGAGCAAAGCCCAAAGTTCCTGAGTAAATAGATACTGCTGCGTCTGAAATAAAGTCTTGGATGTTTGCTGCTGACATTGTGCGGTTTCCGCCGTCTGTTGCAACCTGAGCAATTACGTTTCCAACTGCTGCGTCTGTTGCTTTTGCATAAGCAAATTCCATTTGACGTACTAATTCTGAGAAGAACGCTGGAGACGATCTGTCGAGAATTTCTGTCGAGAAGGTCTGCTGTCCAGCATATTTTTTGACTGAAACGCTCAAGAAGGAAACGTTTTGGTCTGTATCAGATGGTGCTGCGCCTTCGGCTGTCTCTGCAACTGTTGGTGCTTGAGTTAATTTAGGAATTTCAAATGTCATACCTGCGTCAGGTAGTGCGCCACTTGAGATTGAGTCGATAAATGGACGATCAGCATTTGAAAGAGGATTTATAACCTCAGTTAGTTGACGAGTAGGAACAAGTCCTGCGTTGTCAGTTGTGTCTGCTGCTGCTGCTAGATATTGACGAGCCTCGTCATCATTTAGATATGTTGCACGAAGTGTGTTCTCTAGGAATTTTTCCTTTGTGAACTCAAGGCGTGGCTTTGTGTAAATTGGTGCTGCTACTGTTGGGCGAGAGGCTTCAACCGCAGGGGTCTCAACTACCTCACTTGCAACAGGTGTATCAGGTGTTGTGTTTTCCACAATTTCCTCATTTTCTGTTTTGGTTTCGGTTGGTTCTGCCTCTGCGTTTGACGCAGCGACTGAAGCGACGCCGGCACTTGGAAAAGCCGCAGCCTGAACAAGGCTGACTTCCATGAGACGAGCGGCACTAACTCTATAAATTCCGTTACTGTTTTTACCTTTTAATACCTCAACTCCAACACTTAAACCGGAACGAAGGTTTTCGCTTGCCTCGATGAGGCTATCAGTTCCTCGAGTTGTATTGCTAACTTTAAACTCAGCGTAAATACCTGAGTCATCCTCGTCAACCTTTTTCATTCTACCAATTGGAGATTTTGGGTCATGCTCAAGTAATAATTTTATTTTACTTGGGTCATCTATTTGAATTGAACCTTTTTCAAAAATTACTTTACCAACTGAAGTTTGACCAATTTCATTTTCAAACGGCACGATCTTGCCAGCAATTATCCGACGAGACTCTGAAGCCTCTAAATCTGCACTAAAGTTAATTATTTCCATTGGGTGATAATTCCTCCATTTCTCTTGCTTCCTCAACAGTAATCAAATTGAGTTGAAGCATTTTCTCAATGACTGTTAATCTTTCTAATGGGTTTGCTCTTAAAAATCCGGAGTCCATGTCAAACGCAATAAATTGAGTTTGCGCTGAAAGATCATCCATACTGAAACGCGCCTCGACCGCCGAAACATAAGGTTGCAGAGATAGCGCAACAAATTGACGCCTTTCGTCTTGAACATTGGCATATGTCATTGACGTATTTTGGTCAGCGCTAATATAGTAAGCCGGAACATTGCAGAGGCGACTAATTTGAGTTGCCATGTATTGTTGGGCTTCGTTGTACATCATGTCTTTTGGACTAAATGAAGTTGCTTGATATTCTAAAGACGAAGTTAAATAGGCTGTTGCTCTTTCTGCTCTACTGCGACGCCATGCAGCCAATAATCCCGCGACTTCCTTTTCTCCAAGGTCTGCACCGTTATTTTTTAAAATACCTGAAGGGATTGGAGTTGCTGCGGCGTTTGCTGCGGCTTTTTCTAAATCGATTGCTGCTCTTAAAATTCTTGAACCGGCATGTAAAATTCCATCAATAGGCGATTGGATTGTAACGAGTGAGCCAATTCCGCTCATCGGTCTTTCGCGTCCATCTACGGTGTAGAAATCGACAAAAGTGTTTAATTTATTTAATTGAACTTGAACTCTAGTGTTATTAACAAAATCAAACCTTGCCGGTCTGTTGTCATCTTGGTAAACTTCAGTTACCTCTAAATAGGCTGTTCCATAGAAAAGCAATGCGTCAACAATGGCAGTTAAAATTACTGTATTAGGTGCAGACTTAGAAAGTTGGTTAACCCAAGGTAAATTTGGTAATTCCTCTTTAGTTGCCTTGGAATAACTTTTTAGTTCCATCGTGCCAATTGTTGTTGCGATTAAATTGCGGCAGCGCATGACGGCGGGAACAGAAATTGCTTCCTCGCGTCCGACTGATTGAAACGGAGTAAACTGAGAATAAAAATTAAACGGGTCAGAAACTACCGGTGGCGCAAGTTGCGCAGTTATTTGAGGTTTAGGCTGTAATCCGATTAAATCGCGAAAAAATCCCATTAGACAATTATAGCACCAATTTAAACATAAATCTTAGGTACTGAGATAGGTTTGCTCAACATATGGACAACCATCGCGGTTGAAATACTAGCAGCGACGCAGCCGGCTGATTTTCTGCGAATGATTCTCCAACCTGCGTCATTTGTTTTGGCTGCGGCATTGTTCATTGAATTTACCCACTCCGGTTGACCCGAATGAATAAGCCTTAAGTTGGAAAGACTGTCCGCAAGTTCTCCGCAAGCCTGATAAAACGCTTGACCGCTAACATCTATTAGTTTATGACCTGATTGCTCTAACTTTTGCGCAATTGAGGCGGTTGCGTACTTGTCATAAGCAATTTGAACAGGACGGTACTTCATAGCCCAATCATGAATTGAACTTGCCATTTTAACCTCATCGATTGCCACTTCAGAACTGAAGGTTTCCATTACACCAACCGCAATCTTGCCATCAATTATTTGACCGGCGACCAATGCCCCAGTTCTTTTGCTTGGACTAACATCAAACGCCATCACAGTCATTGCACCAACTGGCAAAACTAAATCTGAGACTGAGGTTGCTTCAATTGAGCCAAAAGTCCAAGGCGACACCTGCGAGTCAATCCACATACAAAGGGTTTCAGTCAAAGTGGCTTCAATTGAGTTAGTTGCGATCGATTCCTCGATTGCTTCCTCGGTTACGGTATAACCAAGTGCAGGGTTAGCCATTGCCCAAAATTTACGGTTTCTAATGTCTTGCCTTGCTGCTAATGGTGCTGAGTACTCCCAAAACCCAAAAGTCTTTGAAGGGTAATCCATTGCCCTTTCTCTTAAATCATTTAAAACGGTGCTGAAGGCGTCACCTGCATTTGAGGTAAACAATGTTTGCGAATTAGGTCTTGCCCTTGTTGTAGGTACTGCCGCTTTGAAGGCTTCCTCACTAATCTCGCGTAACTCATCAATATAAAGGAAATCTGCGGTCTTACCTCGGCTACCGTCTCGAGTTGCTGCAACGATCTCATAACGAGCACCATTTAATAAAGTGATTGATTCTTGACCATTAGCATAACGAATGCGCCTTACTTGCGCTTTTAGGAAATCATTATCCTCAATCGTATTAGCAACCTGCCTAAATGTATCTAATGCCATGTTTCTATTAGAGGACATTGCAATTATGTTCATTTCTCCAAAAAGGAACAGTCCTGCCAAGATACGCATTCGGGCAAGGTGAGTCTTGCCGACTTGTCTAGCGCATAACAGTAAATTCGACTTACGCACGAATTTATTCTCACTATCAACTGAAAGCATGTCGGAAAGTACATAATGTTGCCAAGGCAGTAAAGGCATTCCAATTTTCTTAGCAAGATCAGCCACCTCATCAATGCGAGACTTATTTTTAAGCGGCGGGGTCTGAATGCGTGGTTTTGTGTTTCCAAGTATGGGCTTTTTTGTTAGCCCTCGTTGCGCCGGTTTGCGTTTGGCTTTTAAAAGTTTTTGTTCGGTCGTCATGGCTTTTGAAAAGGTGAGTCCGGCTTTGTTCCGACCGTCTCAGGGAGAGAAGGTTCTGA